GGCTTCGTTCTACCGTTTACGATTTCTATTGGCCTACATTTGCGCATCTTGGTGAGCAGGCCATTGAACTTCGTGAGATCTATGCTCAAGGTTCTAAAGATGATACTACTGTGTTTGGCTATCAGGAACGTTATGCCGAATATCGCTATAAACCTTCGCAGATTACAGGCAAGTTCCGTAGCTCTGTAGTTAATGGTTCTTTGGATAAGTGGCATTTGTCCCAGTTCTTTAATAATGCCCCGACTCTAAACGAGGAATTTATTGTGGAAAACCCACCTATTGAGCGTATTATCGCTGTTCCCAGTGAGCCTGAATTCTTGCTTGATATAGGCTTCCGTTACACTACTGTGCGTCCTATGCCTATGTTTGGTACGCCCGGCCTTGTTGATCACTTTTAGAAGGAGTCGGTTTTATGTCATGGCTTTCTAATACTTTAGGCAGCGTAGCTGGTTCTGTTTTTGGATCTGCTGTGCAGAATCATTATAATTCCGCTAATGCCGCACAGGCTAACGAGTGGAATGTTGAGAACTATAAACATCGTTATCAATGGGCTGTAGAAGATATGCGCAAGGCTGGTCTTAATCCTATTCTTGCCGCAACTAATGGTATAGGCGGTTCTATATCTGGAGCTTCAGCTGCTTCTGTAGGTATGAGTGATATTGGCTCTACCATGAATTCTGCTAAAGCCGCTAGCGCCGCTGAAAGGCAGGCCAAGAATGCCGAGCATCTTGCAATATCTCAAATTGATAAAAATGTCGCAGAAGCCGATTCTGTGCGTCAGAGCACCCATGGTACAGTTCTTCAGAATGGTATTCTTGCAAATGATTTGAATCTTCGTGAGCAGACTTATGAAAAACGTCTTGGTTATGAGCTTGCAAAGATGAATTTGGAGCTTGAAAACCTTCGTCTTCAGGGTTCTTACCTCAGCTCTGGTGTTTTGAACAACATTGCTTCTGCTAATCGTGCTAATTCTGCCGCCGCTTTTGATAATATTCAAACTGAAATGGCAGGTATGGAACGTGATTTTTATAAGAATATCGAAAGTCTTACAGGTGCTCCCAGGTCTGTCGCTAGTGGTGTTGGTTCCACTGTCAAAAATGTTATAGGCTTCCTCGGAGGTCGTTATTTTGGAAGGAGATAATTTTATGTCTAACAAAACTACTATGATTCTGACTTTTATTGTTTCTGTTGTTGTTCCTTTTATTCAGGAAGTTGTGGATCTAATTGAAGCTCTTAAAGGTAGAGCTTCTTCGAATACTGTGACTGCCAAAAAAGTTGCCTCGGACTTTCAAGCCGATGTTGCTCAGCTTGTTGAGCCGGCTGCTAATAAGAATGATTCTAAAAAAACTAGCCGTTTTTTCGGTTCTTGGAGGGATGCTAAATGAGGCGACGTCGCTTATCTAAACGAGGTTCTCGCCGTCTTTTCCGGCGTACCTCCATATCTCGTCGTAGAAATTTTAAAAGAGTAGGACGAGGTGGATTTAGGATTTGACATTCTGACTTAATCCTGATACAATCGGTACAGGTGATTAATATGGTTTGTTATAATCCTATTCTTATGTACCCAGTCGAAGGAGCGATTACGAAAAATGGAAAACAACATTATAGTTTTTACGGTAGCCTTGCCTCTCACCCTGAGCTTGCTAGCGATAGCCGTTTCATTCGTTGTTCTTGTAAACAATGCATCGGTTGTCGTCTCGAAAATAGTAGACAGTGGGCTGTCCGTGCTGTTCACGAAGCCCGTTCTTCGTCTTCTGCTTATTTCGTTACTTGCACTTTTGATGATTATCATTTGCCATGCGATAAAAGCTTAAGTAAGAAATTTCATCAGACATTTATGAAGAACCTTCGCCGTGAGTATGGCAGTGGTATTCGCTTTCTTGGCTGTGGTGAATATGGTGAACTTCATGCTCGCCCCCATTATCATTATATTTTGTTTAATATTGATTTTGATGACAAAATTTTTCGGTTCCGTACAAACGGTTATAATACTTATACTTCTTCTCGTTTTGCCAAAGTATGGAAATACGGTATGCATCTTATTGGTGAGTTTAGCTTTGATTCTGCTGCCTATGTCGCTCGCTATATAGTTAAAAAGCAGACAGGTAAAGATGCTCCTTCTCACTATAAAGGTCGCATTCCTGAATTCATGGTTGCTTCCAATCGTCCCGGCATAGGTGCTAAATGGCTTGAAGAGCATGGTGAAGAATGCTATGCCAATGATTATATTGTTATCAATGGCAGAAAGATGCGTCCTCCTCGTTATTACGATAAGAAATTCGATGAAACGCATCCTCACTGGATGGAGTTTATTCGCAATAACCGTATTGAGAAGATGCTGTATAACTTGGAGAACAATACTTTCGAGCGTTTGATTGACCGCTGTCGTGTTCAGGAAGGTAAATATAAACATTTTCTTGGCAGAAAGCTTGACAAGGTATTATGATTGTGTTATTATTAAGTCAGAAATGAGGTGATGCTTATTAGTGAATTTGAAGCTGTTAAAAAATTCTGTTGTGATCGTAATATTTCTTTTGACTACTCTTTTCGTGGCAGTAGATATGCCGCTTACCGTCTTAAGCCTAACGATTGTAGGGTTATTCGTCTTGATAATGATTATTTTATTATATCAGCTACGCTTTATCTTATGATTCGTAGGTATTTAGTTGCATTTAGAAAAGGAGATGGTTCCGCTGAGACTTTATTCCATTTATGATTCCAAGGCTGAACAGTTCAGTCCTCCGCAGGTTTATCACAACGATATGCTTGCTCTGCGAGCTTTTGAAGGTATAGTTAACGATGATAAAATGCTTATTAAAAAGTATCCTGAAGATTTTTCTCTTTATTATGTTGGCAATCTCGATGACAGCGATGGTCGCTATTACGTTGAGAATAGTGACGAGTCCCACATTCCTATCATTGTTGGTCGCGCCATAGAGTATGTACAGACTGTTGACAATGATTCTATTAAATGATAATCTAATAAAGAGCGTATCAGAAAAAGGACGATCTCACAGAGATCGCCCTTTTTTTGTACGCCACGCCCGCCGCGTCTAGGCGCCTGCGAAAGGAGGTGAAACTATGAAATTTAAGACAGCTTATGATCCTGTAGAAGAACATGACCATTGTGGTATTGAGTTTACCATGCCCTCCCTTACAGTTCAGGACGAGAAAGAAGAGACTGATATCAATTACATCGTAAATAAGTATGCAGACGGTCAGAAAGGTATCATGACTCTTGACCTTGGCGATAGTTCGCAATACGCTTATCTGCAGTTCGGAGATGCAACGCTTCCCGGTGACTACAGTACAGCTCTTGAGCTTGTGTCTGGAGTTCGTGAAGAATTCTACAGTTTACCGGCTCACGTTCGAGCTAAATTCGGTCACGATCCTATGAATTTCATCGACCGATTGAATGATCCTGCAACGCTCGAATATCTCCAACAACAAGGTCTGTATAGTAGCAAATATACCTTTGATGAACCACAACAGTCCGTAAGTAGTGAACAAACACAAGAAAAAAGTAACACTTTAGAACAAAATATAGAGGAAACACAAAAATAGCGGCACCGAAGCCAGTTACTTACTTGATGTAACTGGCGTAGGTGACGCAAAAATAAACTAAAACCTAAGAATGATTTGCTTTAGGATAATTCTTAGATTTACACTTCAAAGAAGGTGAAATTTTGGCTCGAAAAATTAGAGTTCGAGGACATCGCTTTAGCGATGCTCCTGCAATGTATATGAGGAGAACGAAGTTTGACCGCTCTCACGTCTATAAGACTACTTTTGATTCAGGCAAGCTTATACCTGTATTTGTTGACGAGGTTTTGCCTGGCGATACTACTAGGATGTCTGTTAATTATTTCGCTCGCTTGGCTACTCCTATTAAGCCTATCATGGATAATATTTATCTGGACTGGTTTTTCTTTTTTGTCCCAAACCGTCTTGTTTGGGAACATTGGCAGAATTTCTGCTTTGAACAGGAAGACCCTGAAGATAGCATTGATTATGTTATTCCTACTATTTCTGCTTCTACTGCTACCGAGAATTCTTTAATCGGTTCTCTTTGGGACTATTTTGGCTTGCCGATTAATACGACTAATAACATAACCGGCATCAATGCCCTTCCATTTCGTGGTGTTTATCTTATCTGGAATGAGTGGTTTAGAGATGAAAACCTCCAAAAAACCGTCAAGATTCAGAAAGGCGATACTGACGAAGTTTTAAACTCTGCCCGAGCTTCTGAACAGCCTTCTTGGGTGTTTACAACTGGTACTAATATCGTTCCTGGCCTCGCCTGTCCGCCTCGTGGTAAGCGTCATGACTATTTTACTTCAGCTCTTCCGTGGACACAGAAAGGACCTGGTGTTTCTATAGGTCTTGCTGGTACCGCTCCTGTAGAGTCCGCTAAAAGTGTTTCCACTAATTATTTATCTCCTAATATTTCTTATAGAGGTTCTGTCGGTATTCAGTCAGGACACATGAATATCATTAATCCTAATGGTGGCGCTACTACTGATATCGGTATGAAACTTGATGATTTTGGTTTATATGCGAATCTTGATAAATCCGACATATTTACTATTAATAGCTTGCGCACTGCTTTCCAGATGCAGAAGTTCTATGAACGCCTTGCTCGTGGTGGTAGCCGGTATACAGAAGTGCTCCGCTCTTTCTTTGGCGTAGTTTCTCCTGATGCTCGTCTTCAGCGTCCGGAATTTCTTGGCTCCTTTACCAAAATGGTAAATGTCAATCCAATAGCTCAAACTTCTGCAACCGATGACACCTCTCCGCAAGGTAACCTTTCTGCTTATGGTGTTACTGCTGCTAAATTCCATGGCTTTACCAAATCTTTTGTTGAACACGGCTATATTATAGGCTTTGTTTGCGCTCGTGCTGACTTAACTTATCAGCAAGGTATTAACAAAATGTGGCTTCGTTCTACCGTTTACGATTTCTATTGGCCTACATTTGCGCATCTTGGTGA